CAAACCTATCCTGATAACTATAATGAACCTAATTATGATGGTGAAAAATTAGAACCTATTTGGACTGATATAGAAGATTTATCTACTATTGAAAGATTTGAATTTACTAAAGAAGATTTTGAATAATAGCAATAACAACAATAAATAAAAGAGCATATGATTATTTATTAATTCAAGACCAAATGGATAAATATGACTCCAGAAGAACATAAGAAAGCTATTAAAGAAGGCTTAAGTGAATGGCTCAATGAAAAGTTTGCTGAGTTTGGTAAACTATCCGTTAGGGGAATACTTGCTATGGCTTTAGTTGCTTTAGTTTATCTGTGGTCTGTATCACATGGATGGAAAATATGAATGAGCATGCACTAATCTTATATTTTGGATTGGTGTTAATTTGTATATACTGCTATGCAATTTTTAACTAAACCACTTACCAGTCTGTTAGTCCTACTCACACTACTTCCAATTACTCCTATACTAGTGAGTATATTTTATGGGTTACTTCATTAATGTTAAACATATTACTCCCACTTATATCCACTGTTATTGATCGTGTTGTTCCTGACAAGAACGGTGCGGAAAAAGCTAAGCAAGCTATAGAGGCAGAGCTTATTGCTAATGCAACACAACTCAACCTAGCTCAAGCAGAAACTAATAAGATAGAAGCAACACATAGAACGCTATGGGTAGCAGGATGGCGACCATTCATAGGATGGGTATGTGGAGTAGCTATGGCTTGGCATTTTGTTGGCGTTCCACTCATTACATTCTTCGCAGCATGGGCTGGTGCAACCATACCTCCATTGCCTGTGTTTGACATGGGTAGTTTAATGACTGTCCTTATGGGCCTATTAGGATTAGGATCAATGAGAACATTCGAGAAGATTAAAGGCATTACTAAGTAGTGCAACTGTCTGATCACTTTAGCTACCAAGAACTGACACATAGCGACACAGCATCTAGGTTAGATATAGACAACGAACCAAATGATGTCCAATTATCTAATCTTACAATACTAGCGGAGGGACTAGAAGTTGTTAGGACTAAACTTGATGGACACGCTATTCGTGTATCTAGTGGTTTTAGGTCTATGGACCTTAATCGATATTTGCGTTCAAAAGATACCTCTTACCATACGTTCGGCTTGGCAGCGGATTTTACTTGCCCTGGTTTTGGCGATGTTAATCACGTTATGCGCACTCTCGCTTCAAGTTCGATAGAGTTTGACCAATTGATATTAGAGTTTGGAAGATGGATTCACATAGCCTTTCCTAAGGGTACAGATAAACCAAGAAGGCAAATGTTAGCTATTGGAAAGAGTGGTGCGCGCGTATACGAGTAGTTGCGTGAATTAGTGGATGTGATATCCTAGTAGTATCTAATTTATGAGTAACTATTATGGTAAAGAACAGTAGAATATTAGTAATTAGCGACCTCCATATTCCGTACCATCATCAAGATGCATTCGCATTCCTTACCGCCCTTAAGAAGAAATACAAACCAGACTTAATTATTAATATTGGTGATGAGCTAGATCAACATGCTATTAGTATGCATGATTCTAATCCTGACCTACCTTCAGCTGGTGATGAGTTGCGTATGTCCAGGAAGTACATCTACGAACTAGAAAAGATTTTCCCTGACATGATATTGGTACACTCAAATCATTCATCTTTAGTTTATAGACGTGCATTAAAGTATGGCCTACCTATAGATTATCTTAAGTCTTACAATGAATACCTTGGTGTATCAGATCGATGGCAGTGGGTAGATGATTTAACTATTACTTTATCTGATGGTACACGTTGTTTCTTTACACATGGCATGAGCGCTGATGTATTAAAGTTATCTATGCAAATGGGTAAGCATTGTGTCCAGGGACATTATCACTCGAAATTTTCTATCGGTTATTTCAGTAATCCAGATGCCCTCCATTGGGGTATGCAAGTTGGATGTTTAACTTCACAAAAATCTATGGCGTTTGATTATGCTAAGAACTTTAAAAATCGATTCATAATCGGTTGCGGCATGATAATACATGGTCAACCGAAACTGATGCCTATGGTATTAACTGAGGATGGAAGATGGACGAAGACGATAGTTTAGATATAGAATTTATTTCCGAGGCAGATGAACAACAAGCTAAGCTACTTGACAGTCTTACTGGTAAAAAGATATGGAATGTTGAGTTGTTGGAGGACGAAGAAGGCGTTGAATCTGTCATTAAAATATTTTTTACCTGTGAAGAGGATGATTATCTGATGATTCATTGTGATGGAGCTAGTTTATACCTGATCGAGCCTAAACCTAAAGAACTACACTAAAAACGACCTTTCCTAAGCCTCTCTAACGCACGTTCTAATACCACTTGAAGGTAACCTATCAAAAGAATACGAAGTCCTTACAGCGCATCCCATGACAAGCCCTGACACCATATAAAGAGAAAGGGCCTCTCAGCCCTGTCTTTTATCCTTTTAATACGTATTCAGCAAAATTGCATGGCTCATCAAACCGATTCATTACTGACTTTCGTTCGGTCTCAATCTCATAGCCTTTATTCCTTAATTTAAATACCACGTCACTTAGTCTATAAATACCTAACTCAATCCATGCATCCATTGGACTTACCTTAAAGTTAGTTTTAAGATAATCTAATAATCTTTGCTCTTGGTTGGTCATATCAGTCTCTCCTTATAGTGTACATATTCTTAAGATTAATCTTTTTTTCACGCATATATTTCAGTCGATTAACTAACCTCTCTCGATCTACGTTGACTACAGACAAGCAATAATGAATTAAACAATCATCATTCTGTAGCCAGTTCCACGCTACTCGCTTATCTTTAGCGCTTGCTTGTGCTGCAACTGCATCATGAACAGCACTTAATAATATAGCCGTTAATAACTTCGCTTCAGGACAATCCATATTGGGATTACTTGTCCTAAGATTAGCAAACTCTACATCAGTTACATACTCCATAACCATCTCCTATTGTTTATGTTTCCGTAAAAAATCATCTATGGTGTTTTTAATCTTCACTTGCTCTGCACCAGTTAATTTATTCAATGATCCTCTGTTAATAGACAATAGCTCCTTGGCCTTATCACACTTAGTTTGATTATCAATCTTGTCAGAAACACCAAGCTTGGCAATAATCTCGGCAAACTTCTCGGACATTTGATACTCATCTACTAGCATGATAGGGTCTTTGCCTGGTAGATTCAGGCTATATTGCTTTTTTACTGGAGCAGTCTCTATGACCTTTTGCAACATAGATTTTGTCCCGGCGTTACCATCATCATCTTCTGGAGCAATACCTGTTGCAGACATAAGCGATCCACGTCTTGCGTATGTAAGCGCAGCCATAGTCCCATGGCAATCAGGTTTATTAGTCGGCATGAATAAAATGCCTCCTGACATCGTCTCACCGCTTTCATGAATAAAGATAGTCTCAACCTTAACGCCAGCAGTCTCAACCTCATGAGTCTTCTGCATTAAAGCAATGCCATTGTTGTGTAGTGCATCAATGACCGCCTCTATTGCCCCAGATAACTCAACGTATTGACTCTTAAAATGAGGGTTGGTAGCGGTCTTTAATGCTGGTGCAAATTCCTTTTGTGCTTTTAAAAAAGCCTTAGCAATCTCCGATGTTGTTGTCATCTTCTTCTCCAAAGTAAAGTTTAATAATTTCCCTTCTTGTTTTAGCGTTAGTTACATTACGATAGAGCATAGCTAAAAAGATATTACTGTCTTCAGTATCCATGCTTTGATCGTATTGGTTCCCCCCTAAATTGTTAATATCACTCATGCTTATAACTCCTGTTCGCGTATGCGAAGTTTAGATTGTCGAATAGTCCTAGCCTCTTTAGCAGGTGTTACCTTTTCAGGTTGTGCTTTATAGTTAATAGTAGGCCATGATATTTTAAATCGACCTGATATAGCATGAGAATAATCCCTCATCTGATCCATAATATTAACTTCAAGAGCTTTAACTTCTGCCTCTTTGTCATTGATTACTTTACGTAATTCAATAATCTTTTCTGCATCTAACTCTAGCCCAGGCATAATAACCTCAATATCTTCAGGTCTATCCCACACTTTAGATGCTTCCTCAGGCGAGGTAATATTGTACCACTCAACCTCTTCATTGGTTTTGTATTTGTCTAACCTACGTTGAAAATCGATAATGGCTGCATGCAATTGTTTCAGCACTGCCTCATCTTTTTTATAAACAAAAAGTTTAAGTTGTGTCCCTTTGTATAATACGCAAACAACTCCGACATCACCTTGGTTGACTGTATCGATTTGCATTTGTAATTGTAATGGTCCACGATACATTGGTAATTCATCCGCGTTTTCTACATCATGACCTGTGAGCTTAGCCTCTAAGATAATCGTTCCTTCAAGCTTAATCTTATCTGCATTAACGCAAATAATGCCTTGCTTGATGTCAGTCATAATCTCACGACCATCACCCTCAACAGTTCCATCCAAACTACATGCGAATGGTAGGTCCTTATGGTAGAAGGCTTTGTCATAATCTATGATGGGATCGATGAGGCCTAGTCTTGCCGCCGACTCTTTTAGAATCATTGGTTCTGATAAATTCCCGAATGTCATAGCTTCATTACTAACGAAGGGTATTTCATTTCCATTAATAACATCTATCTTTTCTTTTAATAATTCATTTACTGATTTAAACCTTGATGCACCCATCAACACCGGTATTTCTGATGCTGATAGCTGATCGTTAGGCGTGACTTTTCCTACCATTATATAGTTTCCTTTTCATTAGATTGATTGTTGAGCTGTTCCAGGATGTCATCGAGTCCCTGGATAACACTAAAATAGTTATCCATAGGTAAGACACCTGTTCTATCTAGCTCAAATAGATGGTTTATTACTGTACGTATTGAGTTTTTGATTGTCATTAAACTTTTCCTTTTCATAGGTTATAAAGATATTTCTATGTTGATTTTATACCTAACAGATATCTTATGCAAGTGTTTATTAATTATAAAAACGCTATCTCGTCCTCACTGACAAACTTTGTAATATTGCTACTTTTGGCTGCATATATAAAAAAATGGTTAAAAAAAAGGCGACCTATATTAAGCCGCCAATTTCAGTTTATCCTTTTACTTTTCTGTTGGTTTTTGGGGTTTATCTAGGCATTGATCAACCGTCTTTTTATAAACGGATCCGCCGATAGTCATTTGTTTAAATAACTTCCCTTTCTGGCATACATAAGCTTTATCTGGCGCTTTAATTGCATCGTATGCAGATAAGGCGGACGTAGCAATAATTACTCCGGATGCTATCCCTAAAATAAACCAGTTACGTTTTTTCTTTGTTTCAATATCTTGAAAATAACTCATAATAATAGTTTCCTTTTCATAGGTTGTGATTATTAAATAATAATCCCTTAGCAGTCTAAAAAGGCCGCTAAAAGGTATTAATCAATCGTCATCGAAGCATGGTTCGTGCCTAGGATCGTTAGCATCATGTTCCATTTTCTCGGCTTGTATTTCGCCTTCGTCACCATGATATTCGTTAGTACCTATCATAATTAAACCCTCTTAATAGTTATTAATGCGCGTATGCTGCGCCGTTACCATGCGCTACAATTGCGATGCTAGGCGCGCTAGCGTGCGATCCCATGCAAAGTTTACAGTCGTTACATTGAGCTTTGCGCCCGGCCTCGATACTAGCCGGACAAAGTATTTCGTTCGCGTGCTTATCCGTTATTAAATGAATGACTCGAAAGGTTCGGCGCTTACTTATCCATGATCGCTGCGCGTCTTTTAATGTATCTGCGCTTATCATTGTAAGGTCTGGCCGAACGTCCGCGCCTGGGATGTTACTTTGATGCGTGTAGCCGGTATGGCCGGCGCTATCTTTCAATAGACTATCCCATATATGAGACGGAACCGCGGCCGGATCGCCATAAGTACCTAGGCGAACCATGCGGCCAGCTGCGAGCGCTGCTAGATCCTCGGCTGTTGTATAATTGCCTTTCTTATAACTTTTATAAACTTGTAACGGGCCGTGGAATAATGTGACGTAGCATGATCGTTTAATCGCTTGCTTACCCGGGCCTTTTGGATCCGGCTCGCCTCGATGTTTACAATCGCCGCATATAGCATAATCATGGCCATGTTTGGAGGCAGTTAACGGGTCCATATCAGACCGGATAATATAAGTCTGTACCATATTCCCGGTTTTCTTATTAGATGATTTTACTAAGGCGATCACGACAATTGGCGAACCGTCGAGTAATGACGGGCCGTTGTATATAATAGAATTATTCATTATGCACCGCCGTTGTAAGTATCATATGATCTGATTTTACTTTGTTTGCAGCGTGCATTCTTTTGGTTTAATGCGATGGTATACCCGGCTAATTTTGCAGCATCGAATAAGCGGCCTAGATCACAATCTTCTTCTAAATAAGCATGATCTTTGCGCTGGTATGAATAGCTTGATATAGCTTTAATGAGATTGAGTTTATGCAATAACTTGATTGATACTTTTACCCAGCCATGGCCGGGATCAGTATAATAGTTTAATTTTAGTGTTTTCATTTTATGTACCTTTTTATAGTTTATAAAATATTGCTTAAGACTGTATCGCTACAGTTTCGGCCATTGAGGCCTTATCAATTAAGCTTGAAATAGGCCATATGTTCCAGAAGTTAAACACTCCCACATATATCCATTATTCGCGGCCCAAGTTTGAAGCTCTTGATCTACATCGATCACGTCTTCATTACGATATTGAAAGGCAGCGTCATTAATCTGGCCGTCTTCAGTACTGATATATGCTAGCTCGCCATAATAACCGTCTAAATTCGGTCTGATATTAATCTTCGGTTGCGCATATACTTTGTAAAAAAAGAATTGGCCGTTCGGCATATCTGCACATTCATAATTCGCTAGGCCCGGCATACTATTAATTGCTTTAGTTAACTTATTTAATGCAGTCTTTGTAAGTGTTTTCATTGTTTATGTACCTTTTTCTAGTTGATAAATAATTACTGTTCGCCATTATAAACATAGAAAGATATCGAATGCAAGCATATTAATACAATTAAATGTAATGAGTTTCAATGGCCCGGAATAGATGCTATATATATAATAGATCAATACGTTATTAATAGGATGTAACTGCTATGGTTTACTTATCACGTTACATGGATAGGGTATATAACTAGTTTGATTTGAATGTGTGAAAAGACTAATTAATCATGACACCTATATATTCTGAGAGGTATTTAAAAGACTGTGAATAACTTGTGATCTCGCTGTGGATAAGCTGTGATTTCCCTGTGGATAACCTGTGGAGAGAGCGACCCTTTGCCCCCCCACCCCCACACCTCCTTACTAGGGGGTCATACA